CAAAGCAAATACTAATAAACTTACCCCGGCATTTACAACGGCAGTGAATAAACACTATCCAGGTATGTCTGCATCAAATTGGAGAAGTGCAGTTACAAAAGGTTCTCCACAAAAGGAATGTATGGATGCAAAAAAACAAGAAATTGAAAACAACCCAGACAATCAGAATCATAAATTACAAGAATTCGAGGGAAATACACTTACGACATTGATGGATGAAATTAATGACCCCGGTTATAAAGTGAAAGCTCCTGCAAAGGTTAACAGTAGAATGACAATGGTTCCATTTACACCGACACACGTGCGCGATTGTGGTGAATGTTGGTTATGTGGTACACAAGTAAAAGCATTTGCTGGAACAACAGATGATGGATATGTATATGCAACCCCTTGTGGTGATTGTGAACACGTATCTGCAGTTATGGCATCTTTATTATCGAAAATGTTAAGTTCACAAGGAGGTACATTTTATAAATCATATATGCCTTCTTGTATTGATTGTAATAGAACAAAATCGAATTTTATAGGTATTAAATTAACTACAACAGGCGGATGGATGGTTGATGAAGATGGTGTTGATTATATAAAATATCAAATATTTGGTAATTTTGGTGAACTATATACAAATACGCACGAATACGAATATAATCCGGAGCGTATACAGCTAACACAAGATTTATTAACATATGATGAACCTACATTTAACGAATTTTTGAAAAAACGAAAAGCATCAATAATAAAAACAATACAAGATTGGTGTAACGCAGCAAATGGCAGTTTTTATTCGCTTATTGGTGGAACAAAAGCAGGTAAACACAAATTTAATAAAACATTTATATTGCACGCTTTGGATAAAACTATAACCAATGCAGAGAATATGATAAATGCTTCATATAAATCTAAAAAACAAAGATTGAGCAAGACAAAAGGTGGAAACATTATAAACGAAGAAGAAAATTACATAATTTTCTTATTGAATAAAATAGATACACTTCAACATCAATATGTAGAACAAGACAAAAAAGATGAAGCAGAATCCGAAGAATATGCCAAAATAGAAGCAGAATCCAAAGAATATGCCAAAAATAAGATGGATGTAGATAAAGATTCAACCAGTGTGACAAATCCGTTTGGTACTGATGATGTTTGGGGTGGAAAAAAGAAAACAAGAAAACACAAAAAAAACGTCAAACAAAAAACAAGAAAACACAAAAAAAACAATACATATAAGAAAAAGTAAATAGCGAAAAAAATATATAAATTTAACAATCTATATATTTTAAATGACATCTAAACAAAAAGAGTCGACAATATTATTGTCCATTGATGTGAAACATGATCAAATGTTAGCACATTTTCAGAATTTGGAAATAACAGTAATACCGAAACTGGAAGAAGAGAAGGGCAAACTTAAAAATGAACTCAAAACTTTGCAAACAGCAAATATAGACCGTTATATGGAAATTAAGGATCATATTAAAGAAATCAACGGAAAAATTAAAGAACACAAAAAAGAGAAAAACAATTATTTTTTGGAAAATTCCCAATATGTATTTAATTATTTCGAAGAAAAACAAAAAATCAATAATAACGATAACAATCAAACAAGCACAGTGATTAATTCGTTTTTCAAAATCAAAGCCAAAAATAAAGAATCGTGTGATTTACAAGATCAAAAATACAGTGAATCGAAGCAAATGTATAAAAATTATTGGAAAAATGTTCACGAAGAAAAACTCGCAACAACAGATTATGTGTTGCATTGTGATATTTGTATTTTTTGCAATGAAGGTGAATTTATTGCACAAGAAGACGAAGGAATATTAATATGCAATAATAAAGTGTGTGGAAAATTCATTACGCACATTGTAGATGGTAATAAACCATCAAACAAAGAACCACCAAACGAAGTATCCTATACAGCATATATTCGATTAAATCATTTTAAGGAAATATTGGCGCAGTTTCAAGCAAAAGAAACCACACAAATACCGGACGAGGTGATTGACGCAATTCGCAATCGCATAAAAAAAGAACGCATTATAGATAAGTCACAATTAAATTATGGTAAAATGCGAGAAATCTTACGCAAATTAGGATTAAATAAATATTTTGAACATATTCAGTATATAAACTCTATATTTGGAATTAAACCGCCAATAATGAACGAGGAATTGCACGAAACATTATGTGTGCTATTTATTGAAATACAAAAACCGTGGGCGATTCACTGTCCCCTGAATCGCACGAATTTTTTCAATTACACATACACATTATATCAATTATGTGTATTGCTAGACCAAGACCAGTATTTACCATTTATACCAATGATGAAAGACCGAGAAAAACAGTTAGAACAAGATATGATTTGGAAAGATGTATGTAAAACGTTGGATTGGCAGTTTTTCCCTACTGTCTAATGTTTTTAAACAATGTATATGTTCCAAACAAAAATAATGATATTTGCAATACAATTACGACTTGAGGAATTAACATCCATTTATCCAATGATTCTGATGCGTCGGGATTTTCTTTGTAGGCGTGCAATAATGATTTCATGTCATCCAAAAAATAGTAATTAATAATAAATGCGATTAGATTAAACATCAAACCAACAATAATCAATCCAATATTATAGGATTGAGATTTACCTCTATAATAACGGCTATATCCAAGAGCGCCAAATGAAATAGATGTATAAAGCCCTACATTTCTTAATGTCGTGTGATAAAACATAATAATATTTTTATGAGTATCGTCCATTATAATATTTATATACTAATTAAATATTATATTTTATTTAAGCCACACGGGGGAAACCAACAAGGTTGGCGCCAATACCGAAACCGGCACCAGTGCGAGCAGTAGAACCCATTGCAGGAATAAAAACATCGAGGATGCTAAATGTGGCCGCAGCTACAAGGGCAATAATAACAACTTCTTCAATATTAAGTTGTTTCTTGGGCACGGCAAATGCAACAATGGCAACAACAATGCCTTCAACTAAGTACTTAACAACACGCTTAACGAGTTCTTGGAAATCAAACACACCGTTCATTTTATATTATATAAATACAAAATAATTCTAAAATATAATATAAATAAAAGATTACAGATAATATTATATGTCAGGTTTTGAAAGAAAAATGATTGACGGAAAAGCAAATCCTAAATATGTTGACCTATGTGATGAAGATGCCCCCATTGCCGGACAAAAATTCACGTGTTTGTCATTTGTTTCTCCTGAAAATATACTAAAGCGTCGTGAGCAATTCTTATTTGAAGAATTTGTAAAATCGTGGGATTTTACTAAATCAATGTCTAAATTTTTTGATTTTATTCATTTTATGTCTTACAAATATAACCTAAATGTTGAAACGACCATTGAGGATTTTAATGAATTTGTAAAGGATGAAAAGGACAATCTTAAAAAGATGACAGTGGAAGATGATTATAAAACATTTATGGATAAGAATGAAGAGCGTCTAAATGAAGAGTTTAATCGTAAAAATGTATTTCAAACTTCTGTGCGTGGATTAAAGGTTCGCGGTGTTTATAATACACAAGAAGAGGCGGAACACCGATGCAAATCATTGCGTGACATTGATCCGAATCACGATATTTTTGTAGGTCCTGTTGGTATGTGGATTCCTTGGGATCCGGATGCGTATAAAACGGGTCGTGTTGAGTTTATGGAGGAGGAACTTAACCAACTACACAGTGAGAAAATGAAAAATGAAACGAAAGCCAAAGACGAATTTGAAAAGCGTGTGCGCGAAACAAAGAAAAAGGCAATTGAAGATAATATTAAAAAGGCGGAAGAATCTGGAAATGTATTAACTCAGACCATTGATGATGATGGTAATTTAACCGGTGTAACAGAAACTGTTGATTTTGAGAGTCGCGAAGTAGCCACAGAAGATGGCATTAAAGAGCATAATACTGAGGTAATGAAAAAAATCGTAGATAACACTACCAAGGAAGATTAAATCTTTTTTATATTATATAAAAATAACGTATATTTTTATATAATGGAGTTATATCGTAAAATTATTTACCGTGTATTAAAATGTAAAAAAGATTACGAGCCAATAAATTACGACGATGAATTTATAAAATATATGAATTTAACAAATGAGATGTCCAATAATGAAACAACAAGTGATTATGATTATACAAGGGCAAAAAATGTATTTCTAGATATTTGTATCCATAAAAATAATTGCGAATTTGAAGATAAATTTGGTTTTTATAAAGACAAAATTCAAAATCCATTTATTTCTGATAAACAGCGATTATACATAGAAAGTATATTCTGTGAGATACAAAAGTGTTATTTTAGATTATTAAGATTTCGAGAATTATTCAAACACAAATATTATAAAACGCAAATAAATGTGGATATGGGATTTACAGAATTGAATGAAAACGATAAAAATGTCATTTCTATAGTACAAAATAAAAAAAAATATTTATTTAAAATCACTGACTTATTTAAATTGTTAAATGATAAAATGACACTAGGAAATGATTATTTTATTACATCCAGTCCTATTAAGAACCCATACAATAATATTTTATTTTCAAAAGCGGATTTATATAATTTTTATTTTAAGATGAAATTTGATACATTATATTTCAACGAAGTTCTTCATCAGTTTTTTAAAGTTAATTTTAATATTTACGAATTTCAAGAACATAATATGACATTATTAAAGGAAAATATGATAAATGATAAAGTACGCAATATGTCAAGTAATATATTATACCAAAAAATATTGAAAATGATTGAGTTTATTAATAATGAAATATATTCTGATATGTATAAATTATGTATTTCCTCCGATTTCGACAAAAAAATAGTAATTGACGCATTTACCCCATATTATCGTTTATATTTATTAATGAATTATAGTAATGATTTTTTCAAAATAAATTATTATGAAAGTTTGTTTTTTTATAAAATGAAAAAATTTATATTGCATAATAATCGTTTTGGTAGAATGAAAAACTCATATCACTATAATAAATCGCGCAGAACAGCTGTAGATGATAAGTATATAAATTTCTATGAAGAAGAACAAAAGGAAGAATTTAATGAAAATCACGTGCAAATTATTAAACGAAAACGTATTTATGAAACGGTATTCAAACGAGATGCGGGCATTTTTAGAAGAGCGTCACGAATTATAAACTCCGATAGCAGTGACAGTGAAGATGATGATGGTATTAATGTTATTGTAAATAATAACAATAACATAAACAATGATTTAGTGGATACTGAAAGTGAAAGTGAAAGTAATAATTCAATAGATACAAATGACAGCGACTAACCAATTACCATTTTGTCTTTTTAACATTGATTTGTGGTCCTTTACTTTTTTTACGTGATTTATTTGGGTCATATTCTTCGTCTTCATCATCAGAGTTAATGCCCTTTGATAATTCCCAAAACTCTTTTGAGCCCAATCTAAAATCCGGTCGTGTTTCCGCCTTATACCAAAAAATCTGGTCATTTAATTTATTGGATTTCGCATTATTATTTATAACTAAACATTCATAATTTTCTGTTGTTTGATCCATTACAGCACTAAATGATTCCAATGTTGGAAACATGGAGGCATAATTCTCCCATATACGCTTTCTATTTGTCATATATGGTTCTCGAAGTAAAAAAACATAATCTATATTTGTTCGAAGATTAGGAGGAATACCCAATGGATATTGCATTGTAATAATTAACATTACTTTCCAGTGACGACCATTCATAAATAATAATCGCATTAATTTATCACGTGTCCACGACTGATCATACAAACAATCATCTAATATTGCAAATGTACGAGGGTCAACCCGACTACGACCATAAGACGCTTCTTCCTTTTTCATTTGTTTTAAAACGGCCTTTTGTCGTCTTAAAATATTTTCTATTAAAATGCTACTATATTCTTCGTGAATAAATAATTTAGGTACGTGTTGTGCATAAAAACCATTACCGGCTTCTGTTCCCGAAATTACCGTCCCGACTGGAATATCTTGATGATGATATAATAAATCGCGAACCAAGAAAGATTTACCAGTATCACGACGCCCAATCATAACAATTACTGGCCCTTTATTTTCATCCGGTTTAAATGTAATATTACGCATATCGAATTTTTTTAGTTCCAAAGTCATTATAATATTACATATGATGATTTTTACATTTTTATAACGAATGTGTTTAATTTAGTATTTTATTAAATAGTTTTACATTATTAGAACAAATGACTAAATTTAGTATTGAATTATTGGAAAACCCAATAGTAACCCCCGAAAGATGGGTAAACAACACCGAGGACTATAATCCTTATGAACTCGAAAGTTTAATCGCATACAACCCTTGTTATAAAGAATATAATAATAAAAATTTCACCCACGCTCAGTTTAATCATAAATACCACTTATACGACAATAATACTGTTGTCGATGAGCATAATGAGAAATTAGAAAAACAAATATTCTTTAAATATGCTCCTCTTTTAGACCCTTGTCATTATATGATTGGTAAATACAAGCACGACCAACATTTAAAAGAATTACCTTACTACAAAAATGATAATCTACATTATAAAATTAATTCTATTCACAATGCTTCTTATGTTGACAATATGTGCTGTGTACTAATAAACAAACTTAAAGAACATTATAATTTTTTCAATAGTGTAGAATATTATGGTTCTTACATTGGTATTCAAAAGCAATATCGTATTAACGTTATTGATGACATTGATTATTTACAATCTTATGATTTTTTTGAAAATGGTCTTGGAAAACTATTTAACACCAACATTTTCGATAAAGACACATATGCACAATATACAAACAATAATTCACTAAAAAATAAACCCTCTTTAAATATTGAAGACGATAATGTAACGATTGATGTAGAAACATTAGAAATAGATGACACTTTAAATAATGAAAAATCTCCTCTCGACCTTGTTTATGAAAATGACGTAAATGACCACCACAGTGTAAGTGATAATAGTATTGTATCAGATTCTGATGAAGACAATATTAGCAATGAAGATTCAGATAATGACGAAAACGACGATGAAACCATTTCTGATGATGAAGACAGCGATGAAGACAGTAGTATAGAAGAAGAACCATTGTATGCATATATTAATGATTTCCCGGTTCAAATGATATGTCTTGAAAAATGCAATAATACGTTTGATAGTTTATTGGCAAATAATGCAATCGACGAACACCAAGGACGTTCTGCTTTATTTCAAATTATTATGATTTTACTTACATTTCAAAGGGCATTTAACTTTACACATAATGATCTTCACACAAATAACGTTATGTATGATGAAGTGGATTATGAATTTATTTATTACCTTTATAATGACAAAACATACAAGGTACCAACATATGGTCGCATATATAAATTAATTGACTTTGGTAGAGCCATTGTCACTTACAATAAGATTACATATTGCAGTGATAGTTTCAAAGAAGGCGGCGATGCACATACACAATACAATTTTGAACCCTTTTATGATTCTTCCAAGAAGAAAATAATGCCGAATTACAGTTTCGATTTGTGTCGTTTAGGTTGTTCCATTTATGATTTTATAATTGATAGTGAAATGAAAACATCCACAATGAACGACCTTCAAAAAACGATTGCACGTTGGTGTAGCGATGATAATGGCAAAAATATATTATATAAAAAAAATGGAGAAGAACGTTATCCGAATTTTAAATTATATAAAATGATTGCCCGTCAAGTGCACAATCACACTCCTGCTGCACAATTAGAACAAGAATTCTTTAAAGTATATGAAACAACTGAAAAAATCACTGATTCTACACATACATTTAACATAACTAATGTTGATAGTTATGTATAAATTTTATTTTATAACTATAATATAAAATGAACACTGAAAAAAAGAAAAGTATAAAAATCAAGATTAAGAAGAATAAAACAATGAAAAAACGCAAAGGGGGTAATATTTCAATGTTTGCACCTATTGCTATTGGAAGTGTTGCTGTAGTAAGTTCACTTGTAAAAAAAAATAAAGTATGTTATAAAGGAAAAACACATAATCAAAGTAATTTCGAAAGTTTAATGAATAACTCCGATGCTGTTAAAAAATGTCCGCCAAAAGTAAAATATGGACGCTGTAATACGTGCAAGAAATTATCGCGTTTTATCGACGAAGGCAGTAACGAAAAGAAAATCAAAAAATATGAGAAAAAATGCCGAAAATGTCGCGGTAATCGCAGTACAAAATGTAATTTCAAAGAATATGTAAAATATTCGGGTGCAACAATGGGTGAGTGTGGTTCATTAAAAGGAGGAGACAGTTATTCTACAAAAAACCCCCCAGGAAGACCATTAAAACCCCAAGATAGACAGTTCTTTTCAGATAAGAAAGATAAAATGCAAGAGGCAATAGCAGCCGCTCAAATGTGGGGGTATTACACAGATGTTGAAAATCCCACAATTCCAGTAATAAACAGTAGAGTTATTGCATATGTAGATAAAAACGACGAGGTATATACATTGGGAAAAAAGAAAAAATTTGTTGGAACGTATGATAAAGATGGAAATATTGTAGACAAAAATGGAAAAGTAATCGGAAACATTGATAATGCTGGATTATTAAAAAACAATGATGATTATTTAAGAACGATGAACGAAGCTGGTATCGAAATGGATATGAATGATGAAGAAAATGGGCCTCTAACATTTGGAGGAAAAAAACGGTCTCAATAATTGCACCACATACATTTTTTATGTTTAACAGCACAACTCTCACATAAACGGGGTATTAAATATAAATAGCCAAATGGGTTTGATACATGGTCTGGATTCGAATAACCATTTACACGTTTTTGTTTACATAATTTACAACTCCCTCTACAAGGAGATAACGGTGTTTCTATTAATAATTCTATATGATTATTACAAACATATCTGTGTAATGAATTCCGCATTGTATATTATATTACATTATATAATATACACTTTGTTACTCTTTTTCTGCAATATTATTATTTCAAATATTTTTCTATAAATTCCTCTGGTGTAAAAATAGGAATATTCATTTCACGCGCTTTGATTATTTTATTAGACGTTTCTTCTTTTGATTTTGTTATTAACGCAAAGGTATTTTTAGATATGTTATTTTCCAATTCAGCTCCGTAAATCGGCATTTTTTCAATAATTTCCTTTGAACGAACTTTTGTCATTACTATTTTTTTGCTAAATAATGGATTTGTTTTATCCATCACACGTTCGGCAGTGGTAGTCATCATATCTTCGGTAGGTGGTTCTTCATATTTGTATACAAGTTTACATTGACGCATAAACTCTAAAATCGAACCAATATTTTCCACAAATGTTTTGGCATTTTCAGGACCAATACCATCTATTTGACGTAACATTAATACTTTCTCTTCTGGTTTTTCAGTCATATTCAAAATATTGGGATATTTTTCCATAATTGGTTTCAGTTTACGTTCGCCCATACCACGGCCCATTTTACCAGATGCCGCCATTATTTTAACCAATGAAGCAGTTTTAATTTTTTCTTGAATGCTTTCGTATATTTTTTTGGCGAGTTTTTCTTTGAAACCATCTACATTCAAGAAATCTTCTTCTTTCATTTCTAATATTTTACATATAGAATTGTAACCAGCAGCAATCAACCGTTTTACATTTCCAGACGATAAGCTTGCAACATCCAAACTTGTGAAAAATATAGTAACCGTCTTTTCTAACATTTCACTATTTCCCTCTTTATTTGTCAACATTATATCAACGTGTGTAGATGTCCAGCTATATTCAACATCGGGCATTTTGGGCTTTTCGGCGGGAGTTGTGACTTCTTTAATATAAGGAATTACATCACCACTTCGAATAATCTTAATCAATGCACCAACACCAATTTTATTTTTCTCGATGAAATCACCATTAAAGCCAGTTGCATATTCAATCTTTACGCCACCAATATTAATGGGTTCAATGCGAACACGGGGTTTCAAATATCCACTTTTGCTTACACTCCATATTACGTCTACGACCTTTGATTCAGCTTCTTGATCGCCCATTACCATTTTAAATGCAAAAGAATGATCTGGATTTTTATTTGCTCGTTTATAAATAGCATCATCACTTACAATGACACCGTCTATTTCAAACTTATAATTCATTCTCCAATCAACTAATAATTTAGATAAACTGTCATTATTTATTTCTTTTATAGTTTTATTTTGAACAACGGAGAACCCTTCTTCCGTCATCGAAGACATTTGTTTACTTGGTATCATTTCAGGTTGTACCTTTTCATAAACAATGAATTCCACGTCTTTGACCTTTGCATCCAACTTTTTACTGTTTACTATACCGGCAACTAAATTACGACCATTTGAGAACTCCTTCTTATATTTATTTTCAAATATATCCTTTGCAATAATGAATTCTCCACGTACAATGACGTCTTTGACATCAGGGATTTTAATGTGTTTCAGTAAATGAGATACATCTTGACCGATGCTACCGTTTCCACGAGTAAATAATTTACGTTCTCCATTTAAAGCATAATATAATCCACTTACACCATCTAATTTACACGAAAGTACATATTGTCCTTTATATTTCGCTTTCCAGTTATCAATTGCATTTGTAGATGGTTTTATTTTATCCATAGAAGGCATATTTACAGGAAGGTCTACTTTATTTTTTTCAATAGGAGCACCGACATCTTTTAATACGGGTGCATCGGGATGTTTACGTTCCAAATATTCCTTTACAATGTCATATTCATTGTCGGTTAATACAGGTGTATCTTCCTTTTTCATATAAGAATGAAACTGTTTGTTTGCTAATTCTACCATTGCATTTATTTCATTTTCTGAAAGTGTTTCTAAATAAGACATTCCATTTGTTTTAAAGTCGTTCATACGTTGTAATACATCTTTCTTTTTTAATTTCATTACTTTATCTTCCGATTTATTTTCTAACTTCTTTGTCTTATTATTTTTTTCTCCTTTTGCCGGTCTTCCACGTTTTTTCTTGGTTTTCATCACCGGTTCTAAAACAATGGGTTCTTCTAATACAATAGGTTCTCCATCTTCTATTTTATTTTCTATTTTTTCTGTTTCATCAACAGGTAATATACTTTCTACTATTGTTTCTTTTTTTGAAATGGGTTCTTTTGTTTGTAACATTGTTTCATTTTCACGAATGGTTTCTTCTAATATTTCAGGTAATTTATTTGTATCTTTTATTTTTTTATCCTTTCTAACGGTCTTATTTTTACTTCCCTTAGGACGACCCCGTTTCTTCTTTGTTACCGTTTGTTTTTCTTCCACCATTGTTTTTTCATTTGCAACATTATCTTCTACTATTGTAGGTGCTTCTTGCATATAAATATCTTCAACGTCCAATGGTTCATCTATTTCGTCATTAATGGTTTTGATACTTTGGGTTCTAGGTTCTCCAACGGTGGATTCTTCAATATTTAAAATGGGTTTATTTGACCCCGTTTTATTTTGCACCACTTGCTTCTTAAGTGTCTTATTTTCGGCGGTTTTCTTTATTTTTTTCACGGCTAATCCATTTTTTCGTTGAATAGGTTCTCTATATTCCAATTCTAGAAAGTTAAAAATATCTTTTTCTTCTGTAAAATTAGTATCTACCTTTTCTCCTTTGGGTTTTCCCTTTTCTTTAATGGACAATCCGTGCTCATTTAAAGTGTATCCCATTTTCAATGCTTGTGCACGCATGACAGTATTAAAATCTTTACTTCCGGTAAAATATAAAATAGCAAAAGGATATTCTTCAATGGGTGTATACAAAAAATCTACACGACGTGCAATACTTTTATCATTTAACTTTGTAATCACTAGTGTTTTCGTAGGTCCTTTTGACAATACTTCCACTATTACATTTGTATTGATTAATTTATCGATGAAGTTCTTATATACGTCCTTATTTTTCGAACTAATAAATATATCAATATCTCCCGATGTTTCAGCACCTCGACGATAACTTCCAACAATAATAAACCGGCTATCTTCTTCTTTGATTTCGTCAAATACGTCTAAAAACTGTTTTTCGTATGTTACTATTTCACTGCGTGGTATGCGTTGTAAAATATCTTCATAATATTTCAAACCTTTTTTTTGTACGTCATTTAACAATTTGGGGTCCGATTCTAATTTTTTACGTAAATCAACAATAGATGTAATGCCTTTATTGACTAATATTTCAGCATTTTTGGGGCCTACACCGTGAATATTTGTAAGTGCTTCTAATAAATCATATTTTGCTTTTTTCTCAGGGTCAACTACTTCTTCTTGGTGTGGATTATTGATTAATTTATCTTTCAATGTATTTACAATGCCTTTACCAATTCCCTTGACATTTATTAGTTTATCAATATCATACACTGGTTCTTCGTACATCAATAAACCCTCGTATGCCTTTTTGAATGCACTTGCACGTATTTTATTTCCTTTACGTATTGCCTTTGTTTTCTCGGTATCGAGAACCTTAAGTGCATTTTCCTTATAATCAACTTGATCCATATATTATATTTGTATATAAAATCATTTTTATACAAATTTAAAAAGTAGGTTTATCAGTATAGACCTTAGTATCTGTCATATCCAACATATTTGTTTCTGTAACAACACTAAAAAAATTACTAAATGTTTGGTAATGATTTATAAATAAATAAGAACCAACAAATGACGAAACAAATACCAAAAAACTATCACGAATTAATACCTTAATGGGTTTCATTTCCTTTTCAATAAATTTCATTTCAGCAAATTTCATTAAACTGTAAAGCAGGACAATAATAAGGGAGAAAGCAAATTCCTTTTCCATAATAAAATAGTATTATGGATTTTTTTTAATATTTTTACGAATTTATGATAATTCTTCTACGCCATCTAATATTATATCATCTAATGACGGTTCTGATTTTTTAACGGGATTTAGATCTTCAAAATCATTTAAATCAATAAGTTCTTCGCCAATTTTTAACTCGTCTTCAATATCATCGGGGTCTTGACTATTTAATTTATCTTCTAATGCTCGGTTCATACTAATTTCCTCTAAACGTTCAACTGTTTTGGGTGCTTCCACATTTTTTACATTATTGCTTTCATCTAAAACACTATCCATGTCATTAAATGTTAGTCGAGTTACTGGTGTCTCATCATCGGCATTTTTTATACCTAAAACCTGTTCGGGAGTTTTACCTGATTCAACTATTTCATTTATATGAGATGTTTCATGAACGACCTCTTTATTTTCCATAGTTTCAAGAGAACCTTCAGATGGTTTAATCTCGTTATTGGGTATGGACTCAATAAATACCTGTTCCTCTTCTTCTACTGCTTCATCCATATATGCACGAATAATCGATTCAGTTGGTATAGAATCACGAATGGCAATCAAGATACATTCTTGAATTATTACTTCCAATTCCCGATTATTCTTTTGAATTTGTAAAGGTGAAATATTCTTTTCAAATAAATAAACATTGGAATAGATTTTACGAGCACAATGAATATAAACCTTGTGAATAAATTCATCTAACTTGGGAGTGGAAATATCTATCTTCTTCTGTTTATTACCAACACGAATACATGTCAAAACCTTTAATTGAATAATGTGAACACATGTGATTAAATCTTCTAAATAATTACAGCCACTACGTTCAATAATTCGCTTTCGTTCTTCGCCAATAATTTCATTATTCCATTTGGGAATACTCTTCAAAAGTTCCTGAAAGGTCATTAAATATTTATTCAATTCGTCGTTATCAATGCACATTTTCCACGACTCATTAAATATTGATTTAAATCCTTCCACAACAAGAGGACTTAAAATAGAAACAAGGCGGGAACACCACTCGTTCCGTGATTCGTGCAGGTTTGATATGACAAAATCGTCCATATATAAATATACTATTTCTATTTTTTTATATTAACTTTTAAACGAAAATAATAATAATTTAATAAATGTAAAAACAATAAAGATTCATTCCTAAAATCGCGTTTCACTTTATCAAAATATAAACAAATATCTGCCATATCTCCCATATCTATTATTTTCGATACTTTAATCCATTCGATAAAATGTAAACAATTCATACCATTTACGTAAAAATAATTGCTTAACTCCAACAGATGACTATGCGTAATTATTTTATTTTTATTTAATATCACCATTTTACTATTTATTGCTTCAATATAAGCATTTAAATCATAACAATTATCATTTTTCACAATTTTCCCATTTTCTATTTGTTCGGGTACATAAATTTCACAAAAACGCGATAAAATAGGATTCAATAATTTATATTTATTTTCAACAATCAAGAAAAACCGCGTAGTATTACTAAATGTTTCTATACACCGTCTCAATGCGGATTGGGCGTCAACTGTCAAACTATCTGCATTATACAAAATAATAGATTTGAATAAATTGGTATTACTTGAACTAATATTTGCCTTTGCAAAGAACTTCAAATCTTCTCGTATAAATTTAATACCCTTACCATACGAGCAATCAGTGGATAATATATTTTCTTTTATTTGTTCTTTATTGTAGTTATAAATCTTTTGAATGAATTTATTAACTATCGATTTTTTATCAACACTATGAGTTCCGTGAAATATAATATGCGGTATGCGATTATTTATAATAAAGTTATCTAATTTTTGTTCGATTTCTTCTGACATAAACATAATAGAGTATAATATTTATATTATGTTTTCTTAATTATTTCAAGTTCCTTAGTAAATTTAAATCTCTCCAAGTACATTGTATTACGTGTTACGTTACATTTTAAACAACACAATACACAATTATCATTATTATGTCCCATTTTATTATTTACGCGTTCTAATGTCCATTGTTTTGGGTCTCTTACTTTTTCATAAAATAATATTGTTGAATGTTTACAATAAAAACATTTATTTTCTTGATTTACCATTAACTCTATAATCTTTTCTCTATGAATGAATTTTAATTCGTCAAACAAACCCTTGAGTTTGTCTTGTTGCTTGTAAGCAGACATTTTCTTATTTATTTGTTGTAATAATATAATAATATCATTGTTCTCGATATTTTCTTGTATATTTTTGACTAATAATAATTGTTGGTCACAACTGATGTTATTATTCCATAATTTATGCGCCGTTATTTTTCTATTTTTCTTGGGTTTTTCCAATACCACTATTTTTTTCTCCATAAATACACTTTTATAAATAGTATAGATATAACTATATAAATATATTATAGATATAATATGTTTGAACAAAACGATAATAACGATGAAGCAAAAACATTATTAGAAAAAGACACAACTGCTAGTGTTAATAAATCATGGAATAAACTCGAAAAAAATATTAAGATAAAACTATTAAATGCATATGCTAACGATTTTTGCGCAGCAAATAGTGAAATCTTGAAAAAATACTTTATTAATTGTATTGCGCAAAATAGATTAACAAAAATTACAGATGTTATTTATAATAAAGAAACAATGAAAATTACAGATATACCTGGACTATATTATAATAATAATAATCATAACTTTTCTATACGTAATGACGGAAAGAAAAGTATGTTGTCGAGTTTAACTCCAAAAAAAAATAAAACAAAGCGCAATAATGAAAAAGAGGCAAAAAATTGAATTAGTAGATATTAAAAATATAATTTAATATATACTATATGGATTTAGAAGAAAATAACGAATTAATGCAGGACGACGACAACAGTGTATCGATTGATGGTGAGAATGACTTGGAATGTGTTTATGATACAATAAATACATTGATTGACGAATCTTTTGTCAAATATTATTCACATAATTATAAGAAAAATCTCGAAACGTGTCTTGATGTTATGTTTGGCGAAGTGGACGCCTATCATTATAAACAACATATTAGTAATGTGCTTCTTTATAATGATATTCCCGAATACACTATACCATTAAACACTAATACGGAAAGTAATGCGACTGAAAGCACAATTGAATTACTGAAAAGCAAACCACAACCAGACCAAAAAAGCGATGAATGGTATATTAAACGTAAAAATATGATGACAGCAAGTAATCTATGGAAAGTATTTAAATCTGAATCTACGCGAAATAGCATTATATATGAAAAATGCAATGTGAATTCTAAACCACCCCAATATTATGGTGGTCCGATGGAGTGGGGCAATAAATATGAACCTGTTAGTGTTATGTTATATGAATACGAATATAAAACAAAGGTCGATGATTTCGGTTGTATTACTCACGACAAATATGAATATATAGGGGCATCTCCTGATGGGATCAACGTAGACGTTGATAGTTCACGTTATGGTCGTATGTTGGAAATCAAAAATATTGTAAATCGTGAAATTACAGGGACTCCAAAAGAAGAATATTGGGTTCAAATGCAAATTCAAATGGAGACGTGTAATTTAGATTATTGTGATTTCTTTGAAACTCGATTTAAAGAATATGAAACCGAACAATTATTTTATGAAAATGATGACAAGCTCTATAAAGGTGTAATATTGCAATTTATTAAAAAACCATCTTTGCTTCAGGATAACAATGATGATGGTTACAAACCTTTTTATGTATATCAAGATATTAACCAAACAATAAATAAAGAAAGTATTGAATTATGGATTGATGCAAAACAAATTGAATATACCAACAGTCATGTACTTATAAAAAAATATTATTATTATTTAGATGAAATGAGCTGTGTTTTAGTTAAGCGAAATAAAAAATGGTTTGAAATTGCGGCTCCGTTAATAGAAGATACTTGGAATACAATATTAATGGAACGTGAAACTGGATATGAACATAGAGCAACAAAACCACGAAAAAAAGTCGTTATTGAAAGTTGTGACAATAATAATAGAATTATTCACAATCTTGCTGTAAATAATGTAATTGAAACAATTAAATTATGTTAGTTTATCTATTTTCGATGAAACCCGAATGTATATTTCCAGTATTTGTAAAATGGTTCATTAATACATCATCTAAATCATTTTCATCGGTTATAAATGGTTCTTCGTTTATTGAGTGTTGTATGCCTTCGTTAATGGATTCTATATTATTTATACTATATATATTAGTGAACCGAAATATATTCATTAAATTACTTATACTAAATGTGTTTGCTTGTACTGTATTATTTACCTCCTCTGTAATTGTTTCAAACTCTATATTTTCATATGAATTATTGCGCACTAATCCAACATAAGTAATTAGCACTTCACGACACATAGGACAAGTAAACTCTTCTTTTTTTTGTGCAACACATATTTTATTTGATTGTAACATACAATCTAAACAAAAACAATGATTACATTTTGTTACACAACTATTTTTATATTCTAATTCTTCATAGCATATAGAACATATATTTTCTTTTCTTTTATTTTCCCAATATAATAATGCATTATTAACTAATTTATTTATCTGCACACTACACCGAAAACCACAATATACATTAATACGCTTTAACAATGGTAAACTCATTTTATCGAATTTCGGACATTTATGAGAATCCATTATAAAATTGACAAGTTCTTCGTCAACATCACATTGAGATATGATATGTTGGGAAGATCTACAATAACTACATTTGGGCATAAATATATTTAATTATTATTTAAATATATTAAAAAATTCATTTTTTTACGTTACATACTTTAAATTTATAATTATCATACATTTCCAAAGAAGAATAATGTTCGTCAACATTCCATTTTTGTTTGTTTAAAAAACGAATTACTTCGTCGTCTAAAAATACATTGGATGTAAAACATCCATCCGCATGACTCCAGTACACTTTATCTACTTCGTGCAAGTAAGATTTATATACTTGGGCACCACCGATTATCCACACTTGGGAATTCTCTTTTTTATGCCTTTCTATGTATTCATATATTTCTGCCTTTGTTGACTTGATTACAACATTGTCATATTTCGTATTCTTATCCATTGTTGTAGATAAAATAATATTTGTGCGATTTGCTAATGGCCGTTTATTTAATGATAACCATGTTGTTTTTCCCATTACAATAAAATTATTTCCTTCACCTGATGTAAGTCGCTTAAATCGATGTAAATCATTTCTTAAGTTCCAATTAGGTAACGATTCATTAAAACCAATGCCATATTTATTATCACAAGCAAATATCATATACGCGGGACACGAAAACGTATTTTTCATATATTTATAAATATATATAAATATATTTTTATACTGTTATTAAATAGTGTTTTATGTCGTCATTTGTTGATGATGAAGCTGAAATGTTTGTTACCAAGCGCAATGGTGCGAAAGAAGTAATTTCTTTCAATAAGATTCTAAATCGTGTCAAGAAAATAGGCAATGAAGAAAACGTAAAATTAAATTACACCACATTGACAATGAAAGTGATTGACCAATTATACGATGGTATTACTACTTGCCAAATAGATGAATTAATGGCAGAGCAATGTGCATCTATGTGTTCGATCAGACCCGAATACAATATTTTAGCAAGTCGTCTTATTGTATCAAATCATCAAAAAAATACAAAATCGTCATTTTATACTGTTATGAACAAGCTTTATAATTTCAAAGATAAACACAACAAACTTAGTCCAATGGTTACAAAGGAATTCATAGAAACAGTTAATGCAAATAAAGAAGTATGGGAAACATTGATTGACCACAGCAGAGATAATTTAATTGATTATTTTGGATTTAAAACATTAGAACGTGCTTATTTAATCCGTATTAATAAAGTCATTGTCGAACGCATACAGCATATGTGGTTACGTGTCAGTATTGGCATACACGGAAATGATGTGGAAAGTGTTAAACAAAGTTACACCTATTTAAGTCAGAAATATTTTACACACGGGACCCCCACGTTGTTTAATGCTGGTACTCCACATCCTCAACTCAGTTCGTGTTATTTGATTGGTATGGAGAATGATAGTATTGATGGTATTTATAATACATTAAAAGATTGTGCATTAATTTCAAAATGGTCAGGTGGTGTTGGTTTACATATTCACAATGTTCGCGCATCAGGTAGTCATATTCGGGGTACAAATGGTGTTTCCAATGGAATTGTTCCTATGCTCCGCGTATTTAATAATACGGCCAAATATGTTGACCAAGGTGGTGGAAAACGTAATGGTAGTTTTGCGATTTATTTGGAACCTTGGCACGCAGACGTTGAAAACTTTTTAGAAATGCGCAAAAATCACGGTGACGAAGAAATGAAAGCCCGCGACTTATTTTATGCACTTTGGATTCCTGACCTCTTTATGAGGCGTATTAAAACCGACGGAAACTGGACTCTTATGTGCCCCGATGAATGTCCTGGATTAAGTGATGTTTATGGTGAGGAATTTGATATTCTTTATCAACAATATGAGTCATCTGGAAAAGGACGCAAAACAATGAAAGCTCGCGACCTATGGTTTCGAGTATTAGATAGTCAAATGGAAACCGGCACTCCATATTTACTTTACAAAGACAGTGTAAATCGTAAATCAAATCAGAAAAATGTGGGTATTATTAAATCGTCTAATCTATGTACTGAAATAACAGAATACAGTGACGGCGATGAAACCGCTGTATGTAATTTAGCCAGTATTGGATTGCCTGCTTTTATTGAAACTGATACAAGTGGAAATATGTTTTATAATTATGAAAAACTCCATGTTGTGTCAAAAGTTGTTACACGCAATCTTAATAAAATCATTGATGTTAACTATTATCCCACTCCCAAAACACGCAAAAGTAATATGCGTCATCGCCCGGTTGGTATTGGTGTTCAGGGATTAGCCGATGTTTATTTTAAAATGGATATACCCTTTCATAGTGAAGAAGCCAAAATAATCAATTTCAAGATTTTCGAAACTATTTATCACGCGTCAGTTGAATGTTCAAACGACATTGCAAAAGAACGTTATGATTTTATTGCTGAGAATTATTACACTAAGCAAAATATTGACCGCGAAGCTTATACTAATATTTTCCAAAAAGAAGAACACGACTTTATGTGGAATCTTATGGATAAAAAATCATCCTATGTAGGTGCATATGAAACATTTGATGGTTCGCCAGCGTCACAGGGTATACTACAGTTTGATTTATGGGAAGATTTTGACCATAGTCGTTTATCATATGATTGGGACTGTTTAAAAGAAAAAATCAAAAAATACGGTATGCGCAATTCATTGTTAATGGCACCAATGCCCACTGCATCTACATCCCAAATATTAGGAAATAATGAATGTATTGAACCTATTACTAGCAACATTTATAATCGCCGCACTATTGCAGGGGAATTTATTGTTGCGAATAAATATATGATGAAAGATTTAATTGACCTGGGTGTATGGAATGAAGACATCAAAAATAATATTATTGCCAACCACGGTAGTATTCAGCATATTGAAAATGTTCCTGACGTTATTAAACAAAAATACAAAACTGTATGGGAAATACCAATGAAGCACGTCATTGATATGGCAGCCGACCGTGGAGTATTTATTTGTCAAAGTCAAAGTTTGAATTTATGGTTGGAAGACCCGAATTATAGTAATTTGACGTCGATGCATTTTTACGGTTGGTCCAAGGGATTAAAAACGGGAATTTATTATCTACGCCGACGTGCTGTACATCAAGCACAACAGTTCACCATTGAACCGGAAAAAAAACAACATAATGTTGAAGAAGAACACGAAGTATGTGAAATGTGTTCTGGATAAATTAAGATATAACTGTAAAAATACATTTTCTTTTTCTTTTGCACATTTGAATTGACCGGAACTTACATTTTCATTGTCGTGTTCATTGTTTCCTCATCCGAAATACATTCTAATATACAACCCGAATCAATACCATATATCGTGTCATCCATTGACCAACCATTTGCTTCCAATATATCTTCCTCCAAACTATATTCTTCTTCACTGTCATAATTTTCTTTATCATCTTGTTCGCAATACATAAGTCGATGTATTTCCCGTAATTCTTTGTCAGTATATGAGGATTCATTTTTTATTTCGTCGTACCGATCACATCCTTCTTCTAATTCTTCACAGCAACAACTATAATCATTTAAAACAATTTGCTCTTTTTTTAATAATTCTTCTTTTTCTTCATTGTTCAATGTTACTTCAAATGTACCCCACCAAAAATAAGTAGTTACTACAACTGTCACGCGTTTTCCATTTGATAATACATTTATCCAATGCTCTGCTTGATATGTCGATTTTTTGTAATCGGCTGTTAAACGATATACTTTTTCCGTATTTTCCATTATACAAATGTTATATTTGTATAATTGTAATGTGTCTTTGTCATTCAATTTTATTACAAAGTAAAAAATATTGAATAAATATACATTTCATTTATGTTCGAGGGATTAGTTTGTCGAACTCTGGATTATCCATATTTTTAGCCATTTTTAGATAACATCGCAAGCAAACCAAACTATCTACATAAGAATTATGCAAATTCTCAGGACGATATTGAAATAAATATTCGTATAGTTCAATTAGTTGTGGCCATTTTCTATATTTTTCACCGGGTTTTGTTTTGGATTCTACCATTATATTACATATTTCTATACCGTTTTTCATTGTGCAATATGTCGACATCTCCGCACGTTCCATATGTGTTTTATTAAATAATGTAAACACATAAGGCATTGTATTTGTTATATGATTATGATTACGACATAATTCAGCCAATACCATTGTTCGGTCGAAATTCACGTTATGACTAACAATTACATCACTTTGACTATATAAATCATAAAAATCCTTTAATGCATTTAAAATTTTTATTCCTTTTTTACATTTTTCACGTGTAATACCAGTTAACTCAGTAATTTTAGGGCTTATATCTACAGTTGAATCCACATCTATATAATTATCGCTTTTTTTGATGATTTTGTTTTTATTAACGTCATACAGCAAATAACTGAATTGTAAAATATGAGGATATTCATTTATTGTATGTGTTGTCATTTTAACATTTTTGGGCAATAACCCGGATGTTTCCACATCAAATACCAATACTTTATTTGCACCTTTCATTGTTTATTCATTCTCAAAAATAGTTCACATTAATCAATTTTTTATATGTACGCATTCTATATAACACTTATAAAAATATGACATCTACGAAAAAAATAAACAAAAAAACATTAGATAAAAATAAAACAAAAAAACATAAGATAAATAATAAAGGTGGATTCGATATTGGCGATATGCATATCAAAAAGAACTTAGAAAAGGCACGAGATTATTTTAAACCTCACGAAAATGCGGGAAAAAAATGTGATGATGTTAATGATTGTATATTGCAACCAAACAACGGAAATATGGCAATCCCCGACAACAGCATTGATTGTATTGACGGAAATTGTCGCACAAAAAGTATCAAAGGTACTGCTGCAAAAGTATTAAATAATAGATTAAAAGATTTAACTAGTGGTTTTACTACTTTTTTTGAAGGTAAAGAATCAAAAACAGAAGAAGGTAACGAATCAGATACAGCTAAAAACGTCCAACAAGGATTGTTACAAGAACAATGTAATATAACAGGCAAGCATATTGTTGCATTGTACAATATAGGAAATACGACTCAATGTTTGGTATATGATAAGGAACACGGTATAATAAAATTAGTAAAAAAGGGAGAAGAAAATAGTAATCTCATTACTATACCAGAACATAGTAATGCAGATGCTATATTAGAAGATATACAATTAAAAAATATGTTGTTTCAAGACATTATATATGACAATTTGCAAAATATTGACAAAAACCAAAATAATTTAAAACAAATTCGCCAAAATATGTATAAAAGTGTAGAACAAAAAATTAAAGAAAAAATTAATATTAACACTAATATTGACAATATAACTATTTTAAACAAAAAAGTATTACCAGACCAATCATCTAGTAAATCATCAGATGAAAAAGATAAACAAGATAAAGAATTATTAAATGAAATAAATGATATAAATATTGTTAAAAAAAACAATAAAGGCAACCCTAATATTATTTCACAAGCAAAAAATGCTTGTATAAATATAAAAAATAACAAATCAAACGTAAAGAATTACAAAACATATATATCATCATTAACTCATTTTATGTTATATCATACATTTTATTTTTATAAGAAAGATGATGGAACAAGTAACACTCTACAAAACGCAATAATAAACGATATAGATAAAATAACAATTAGTATGGCTAATGTACATACTGCTATAAAACTAAGTATACCTGTTGAAAAAGGCATTAATATTACTGATGAAGAAATTTGTGATTTTTTTAGTAAACAAAAATCCCCTCTTACTCGCCAGGCAGTATATGATGTGTATACAAGTAACAAAAATGCTACTGATGATGATGCTGATGAAGAAAAATAATTTGAGGATGAAAATGAGAAACGGACACATCTGCCACTGCGTAATAATAAAATATGAATTTTAATTTTATTATTTATTTTTGATACGATGGACGTTGACCGTGTTCAACAACCAATGGTTCTGGTATTTGAAGTTTCGTCTTGTCAATTACCGATAAACTCTGTAAATTGTTCAATATAGGCACTGTTTGTTTGCGCTCATTTACAAGATCTACACTGCCTGTACCTCGCAAAAATGATTCAATATCCGCGAAATTCTGAGACATTTTCATTGGTCCCATTTGACCTACTAATAATCCATCACCAGGTAAATGTGATTGTGATGGATATGCGTTATGCTCATATAATCTATTTGACAACATATTTTCGTGCTGTGCTTGTTTTAATACATAATCTCCTTTATTATTTTTTCTCCTTGTAGATGCCATTATAAAGTATAAATATATTTTAACTTATACTTTTGTATATATTTTTAAATATTTATCATTGTTTTTATTAAAATCACTTGGATTTGTTTTATATTCCACTAAACACGCGTGAAATTCTTTTAAATTACTGTAACTCAACATCAAACTCATTCCAATATGGACGTCTTCAGATAACATTTGACTGGCCGTTTTTTTATACAATTCAATAAATAAAGGTTCATCTTTTGTAATCATATAAATATAATTCAACCCTTTATTCATCGCATCTTCATCATAATCATTTTCATCCGCTGTTTCATTATCTATATCGGTTTGCTGATCTATTGATTTTAAACTGAATAAGCTGCGAATCACATTTCGATAACTAAAATTATCATTATAATCGACCTTTGTCTCAAAATTATACATACAATAGTGTATAATTTTGTTTTTATACCGTTGAATATTTACTTCTTTTGATGTTCATCATTCATTTCGCGTGTAGAAGCACCACCACGGACCCAGCCAGATAATGCCGCTTCTTGTACACTAAACTTAGGATTTGTCGCTTTATCTTTTGCCTCCTCATCTAATGGATAAAAATGAACATTCGCAAAAGATTTCTCAGAAAGTGTTACCGGCATTTCACTGCGCTTCTCAAATATATCATCTCCGTGCATTAGCTTTGTTTCAACATCGGGGTTGACACTTCCGCGCCCCATATAAGGTACGCTCGCAAAAGGACGTTCGTGTAATTGAAGTTTTTCGTGAGCACGTTCTTCCTTTGTTTCCAAAGTAAGTAATGAATTAATATCAATCACATTTCCACTTAAACCATTACCGTGAGCTAAACCATTTGCTTGCATAATTGGTTGTTGTGTAGCAAACTTCACATGTTTATCAGACAAATCTGTGCTAAAATAATCGGATAACATATAGTTTGCAAATCGTGTGTTATGAGCCGTGCGTTGACTTTGTTCACCGATTTCATTTCCGATTCTTCCTAATCCGTTAAAATTGTATTTACTTGTTGATGCCATTATATTATACGTGGAGAAGAGTTTTTATTGTTTAATTAATAATTTGTGTGTCTAGATAAATTGCGCGCACACGCAAACTGATTGCCTTCTTTGCAAGACACCATTGAACCATAACAAAACTCAGCAAACGCTCCCTGATCATTCGGTGTTGTTGTTGATGGATTACTATTAAAAGGCCGTAAAGATTGTTCGAAATTTAATTCTTCCCCTAAACCTTTAAATAGTTTATCTGCTATTCCAGGATGATCAGGGTTGGTTTTTTGTACCATTTGTTTTGCGCTATCTATTATTTTACTTTGAACATTTTGATTATATGCCGGAGGTGCTGGTTTCTTAGATTCATCGTGGATCTCTGTCATTAACACATTTCCGAATGGATTAGTATCGTTTGGTTCACTAAATACTTCATTATAATTATTATTTTCATAACTATCATCTAAATAGTCCTGTGCAACATTAGTAAATCCTTCCTTTTCTTCTAAATTCTTACGTTGTTTATTTCTATAAAAATGCATTAAAAATATGATACCCAATGAAATTATCAACATAAATAACATCTTCGATGATGGCTGAATTAAAAATATAATTGCTGTTAACAAAACTACACTGCGTGTTACTGCATTTAACATTTGATTATATTCCATCTTTTCATTTGGAAATAATTCATAAATATAATCCGAATGGAAAATTATATTGGGGTCCTCATACCAAAAAGGAATCGCTTCATTATTTTTTTCATTGTTTTCATATCCTTCTGTTATATCACAACTTTTACAGTTCTTCTTTGTCATTATATATAAACATAATGAGATTTATATCATTATGTTTTATCTAAAATTCACGCGTGTTTCATACATTCTTTGTTAATTTCTAATGTTTCGCATTTTACTTCATTTGGTACTATTTTTAATATACATTTGGATTTCTTACCATATAATGGTCTAACACAACCGTTTTCGATTTTAGTTTGTATTTTCTCATTTACACAGCGTGCACGAAAATGTTCATATCTATCCGTTACTTCTTCAAAACTAAGTCCTGATTTTTTGCCTAACATTTTGTTTACTAATTCATGCAAATCATACACATATTTTGAGAATGTTTCTCTACTTTCCATATGTTTCATATACAACGGCAAATCTTTTAAATTCTTTTTAAAGTTTTCCCGACATTTTCCACAAGGTAATGTGTGTTTCAAATTCAAAATAAAATTACGATAATGATTTTTTTCCTCTTTTGATGGCTGGACTGGATAATTAAAACTCATTGTGTGTAACACATGCCACAATGGCGGTCCCCAAATTGTTGTTAACATACCATCATTACTCTTATAATCTTGCTGATTAAATGGTGTTTTTACTTTTTTTCGGGTTTTATTCATTGGTATTATATATAGAATATATATAATATATGAATTGCTATAATTATGAAATATACCATAACAAAAACTATTTATTTGATAACATTGATGCTACCTATGTACTGACAATGGAAAATAGTCCTCGATTAGCAAATGTGAAAAAACAATTAAGTGAATATTTTCTTACTAAAACAACATATATACAGCACAATAAAGGATACAAAAAATGTAAAAAAACATTACCACCAAACAGACAAGTCAATGTTTCTTATTTAGATTTATCACACGCCTATTTACAAGCATTTAAACACGCAAAAGAACATAATTTTAAAAACATTCTCGTTTTAGAAGATGACTTCATTCTTTCACCGGAAATTACAAATCGGACTTATATACGCGAAATAAATAATTTTATCAATTATGTTAATGCAAAAGGAGGATTACTTCAATTAGGTACAATGCCTCATATTACTATTAAACACAATAATTTTTTTAGAAAATGTATTATAACCACTGGTACACACTCAATTATATATTCACAAAAATATATAGAACGCACTCTAAAATTAGCTAATACTATCAGTGATTTTGATGTATATACCAATAAAGAAGGTAATCTTTACCGTTTTTGTTTTTTTAAACCCATAATATACCAAATATATGAAGAAACTGAAAATAGAAAACATTGGGGAAATCAATTAGGATATTTAAATAAAATGCTTTTACCAAGTACTGATGCGATATTTTACTTAACAAATATAAATAAAACCCCTGAGCCAGGTACATCTTGGTTATATAAAAATCAAGTTTTTATGTATGACTTTGCTACCCCTCTCATAATTGGGTTACTCCTTAGTTACGGCGCTTATGTAAATAACAAAACAGTACAAATGTAAAAAAAAACAAGTAAGTTATCTAACACTATTTACACCTTATCCATCATTGGTGGAGCACTTGGTATTATTTTTTCTGCATGTACTTCAGGTAAATGGGGTGGTATCTCTGCGCCTTGATATACAGACACATTTGTTATTGTTGGTGGTACGCTTGCCACTGCCGTGATTGGTAACATATCCTCGTGATCGCATTTCTCGATACACTGACTGATTAATCTATATATTACTAATATTATCAATAATATTACTACTAATATTGCTATTACATAGACATTAAAGAATGATTCTTTTTCTTCGTTTTCTTCTTCCTTTGTTTGACTTGATACATCTATAGATGTCGGATTTAATGTTGGAATAGCCGTTGGCATTTGGGTTGGTCTAGGTGTTGGACTACTGGTTGGTCTAGGTGTTGGACTACTGGTCGGTCTAGGTGCTGGACTAGGTGCTGGACTACCTGTTTCTATTGAAACACAACTATGGTCTAATTTGCAATTGTTGCAATAATTTCCCCACTGTCCGGGATTATTCCATACACTTCTATATCCCGGTATACACGTGTATCTATCGTCCGTGCATATTGCATTTTCAGGACATCTTGCTGGTATACTGTGTCCCGACCCCCTACAATCGTAACTGGATGTGCTTAATTCAAATGATAAACATTGACGTTTGTAACACCAATAGTTTCCCATATTAAAACATCGGTCACCACCTACTACTAGTTGAAACGTTAGCAAAATACTTAAAAGATGATACATTATATTATTATTTATTGATTATTCATACTTAGATAATAATCAATTTTTTTGAATTATTTTCTACAATTCGCATAATTGCATTTGAACCACTCTATTGATTTTTCAATCCCCGTAGAAATTCGTGTGAAATCGAATTCAGGATACAGTTCTAATAATTTATTATTATTTGCTGTCTTTTTATATTGACCATCACTAAACGAATCGTCAAATTCTATCATATCTTCATAATCATAACATCGAGCAATCAACCTAGCAACATTCTCAATACTTACTTCGTCTTTTTCTCCAACAGACAAAATAATAGAATCCTTTTCCTCGTATTTTTCCAATACCCACATTATCAACTCTGCCAAATCTTTCGCATAAATGAACTGACGCAATGGTTTTCCCGTTCCACGAACTATAAAGGGTTCATTATTTTCTTTTGCTATATAACATTTATGTATCAACGACGGCACTACATGTCCATTTTCCAAACTATAATTATCATTTTCGCCATATATATTTGTCGGTATAATGCAAATAAAATCGTCACCATATTGTTCTTGATATGCCTTACTTTGTACCTCCAACATTCTCTTCGCATACGCATATGCATCGTTTGAATAATGTGGTCCACCATTATGAAGCATTTCTTCATTTATCGGATATGTTGTCTTGTCTGGAAATATACACGTTGATAAACAACTTATCACCTTTTGCACTTTTAATATATGATTTATTTTTAATACATTCATATTCATTTGCAAGTTTGATTCAAACATTTCTACTTTATTATTCAGATTTTTGTATAATCCACCTACATTTGCCGCTAAATGTATTACATAATCCGGTTTATGTTTTTCAAAACAATGCATTGTTTCCTCATAATTTATTAAATCACACTCTTTTGATGATAGAAACACATATTTATATTCAGAATGTTTATTATGAATTGACTGTAAAGCATTTCCTACTAATCCCGTCCCTCCTGTTACTAATATACACTTCATTATACACATTTGAATATTTAACTTTCCTCTAAAATACGAATTAAATTATTCTTTCCTCCCATAAATACATCTATCTGGTTTAGAAACACATTCATATGCACCCAATATACATCTTTCTGTGTATTCTTCGTATTTTTTTTACGGATTTAAATCTTCAAAAGTGTATATGAAAGTCATTCAAAATGTCGATATTTGTTGCGGATTGGCATGGGGTGACGAAGCCAAAGGAAAAATCGTTTCACAATTAGCAAAAAACAATAATTATGATTTTGTTTGTCGCTGGAGTGGTGGAAATAATGCCGGGCATACCGTTTATGTAAATCACAATAAATATAAAACTCATCTTATACCAAGTGGTATTTTTTATAATATACCTTCTATTATTGGACCCGATTGTGTTGTTAATATTGACAGTTTTTTCGAAGAAATCGAGTATTTAAAAAATAATGGTTTTGACACTAGTATTGTGAAAATTAGTCCAAAAGCACACATTGTTACCGATAAACACATTGAATATGATATTAACGAATTAAACCAAAGTCAAGGTACTACTAAACGGGGTATTGCTCCTTGTTATAGTGACAAGTATAAACGCTGTGGAATACAAGTAAAAGATTGCAAACAACTAAAATCGTTTTTATGGGATGAACAATTATATGGTAATGTTTTGTGTGAAGGCGCACAAGGATTTTGGTTAGATATTAATGAAGGGAATTATCCATACACCACTTCTTGTGTTACATTGCCATATGGGGCTTGCAGTTTGGGTTTTAATCCAAAAATTATCAATCATATATACGGTGCTGCAAAAATATATGATACCCGTTCTGGTATTGACCCATTGTTTCCCAACTCTCTATTGACAAATAGTGAATTGTATAAATTAGGTGAATTGGGTGAAGAATACGGCGTTACTACCCAGAGAAGACGTACTGTTAATTGGCTTAATCTCGACAAATTATTATATGCTATAAATGTTTCCGGAACAACCCATCTTATTATATCGAAGGTTGACATCATAACTGAACTCAATATATATAAACTTATTCATAATGACCAAACTATTAGTTTTCATAATCTTGAAAATATGAAAACCCATATTGATTCAACCATACGTTCCGAGTGTAAATTCATAAATTCTATTATTTATTCTAACAGTCCTGAAAATATTTGAATACTTGCAAAATATATATAAAATTAACATCATTTCTATATATAATGGAGAACAATTATAGTATTTTAGGTTTACAACCAGGCGCAAATGAAAGTGAAATAAAAAAAGCATACCATAAACTGGCGATTAAATATCACCCCGATAAAAATAAAGCTCCCGATGCAGAAGAGCAATTCAAGAAAATATCCCAAGCATATCAAATATTGACACAGGATTCAGATTCATCACATCAACAAGCTCCCCAACAACAACAACAACAACATTTTCGACATCCACGATTTAATTTTGTCGACCCAAATCAAATGTTTGCGCAATTTTTCAATAATGGGTATGCACAGCATAATACACATTTTATGAATCAAGGACAACAGCAAATGTTCTCATTTAATACTGGCGTTTCTGGGAATATGTCTAATCGCTCTGTTCATACATCGGTTTTATTTCAAGACGGTAAGAGAATAGAAACCCGTATTGAAACATCAGAAGGTATACGCAAAGAAACGCGCACAGTTATTGATGTGAATACTAATCACGTCCTCGAGACCGCTTCAAATATTACTAGTATTGCAAATTAGAAAATATATAATTTGCATATTTTTTGACTTAAAGACAATAAATCTATATATTACGTGCAGGCATAGTTTAGTGGTTAGAACATAACGTTAACACCGTTAAAATCCGAGTTCGACTCTCGGTGCTTGTATTTTCTTTGTTGCAATAGCTCAGTTGGGAGAGCGCAAGACTGAAGATCTTGAGGTCACTGGTTCGATCCCAGTTTGTGACATTTGGCAGCTTGGCGGAGTGGTTAACGCGGTGCCCTGCTAAGGCATTGCCCTATGGGCGCGCAGGTTCGAATCCTGCAGCTGTCGGTTAATTATTATAATAAATATATATTATTTATTATATGACGATTTGTGAAACCATTTTTTATACGGGGACGCTTTACATTGGTTTCAATAGTGTTTATATTATCTATAATATGGGAATAGTGTACATTGAATACTACAAACTTACAAAAAATAATAAATAAAAAAGTTCACAAAGTATTTTCTGAATATGTTTAAACAATACTGCATATACAATGCTATATTATGTTTGAATATTTATGGAATATGTATTTTAATGTGTCGTTTGCTATGTTACCATTTACATATATGGTATTAGACGAAGATACATTTATGAATGACGTACGACCGTATTGTATTCATTATATAAATTTTTATTATATATTAGATGGCTTATGGGAATTATTGCATCATAAACGTACGATTTACATCCCGCATCATGTTTGCTCAATGATTTTGGTTTCTTGTGCATATAACACTTATTATTCATATGAAGAAATCAAAACGGGGTTTTTCGTTTTTGCATTGCTCGAATACACTTCTCTTTTTGTAAATATACGAACCATACTTAAAAAATTTAATAAACTCCAACTATGGTTTGATTGTTTGATGTATTTACAATATGTTTACATACGATGTATTTTGTATACTTCTATTTCATATAATTCACTGTTAGCCGTTCTTCCAATTATACCAAATATAGGAAATGTATCCTTAATTGTAATGTCGTATTACTGGGTATTTTTATGGACAAACACGCTAATCGCACAATTTGATAAGAAATATCAATAATACAAAGAATACTTCTTTTAGTACAATAACCTCGAAAATATATATATTATTATTACAATATGCCAAATATACAATGTGATAAATGTAAACTATACATTGATGATATATGCAAAAATAATAAAGAAAGAGAAAAATTTATAGATTTAGTCAATAAACGAGCAAAACGGATTTCTGGTATCATTTACAATGTTTCACCTGGAATCACTCACAATGAAATTTCAAAACACATTTTCAATGGAAAGCAATGCGACGGTGTTGTAAGATATCATCACTTTTCTTCCACAACATCGAATTATTTTACTTCTGATATGTTTTCTTCCCCTGGAAAACAACAACACGACGATAACTGGTCTTGTTTTAATTTATTCCACAAATGTTTATTTTAGAACAGTGTCTTCTTTAAGTTCTTTGATAATATATATATTGTTGTTTTTTTCTCGGAAAAAGTCGAAACGAATTTTCAAAAATGGACATTTTTAAGAATGTCCAAAAATGAGATTTCAGAAATACTTTTTTCAGAAGGAATTTGGGTTTTTTCTTATGCAGTGAAATGCAGTAACACGAAAAATGGTAAAATCGAATGGTTAGCATAATATTTTTTCAAATATGTAATTTTGGTATTATTTAGGGGATTTTTTCTTTGTATAATATACAATAAATGACAATATTAAAATCCCAAAAAAACTACCAAGAATATTTGTGTGAACATTGTGATTATAAATGCTATCATAGCAATAATTTCAATAAACATTTAATGACACTGAAACATAAAAATAACGAAAATACAACAATAAAATCCCTCGGAAAATACCCCGAATATTTTTGCATTCTTTGTGATTATAAATGCAGTAATAAAAAGGATTATAATAAGCATCTAATGACACTGAAACATAAAAATAAAGAAAAAAACCCAATAAAAATACCAAAAGAATATAAGTGTCAATGTGGAAAAAATTATAAACACGCAGCTTCGCTGCATAATCATAAGCGTAAATGTAATCATACTAGTAAAGAGAATGAAATTATATGCACTGATAATAATATAAATTTACTAATGAACGAATTACAAAGACGAGACGAAGAGCACAAGAAACAATTTGAAGAACAACAAAGGCAACATAAAGAAGAGATTGAGAAATTGTCATCACAGATTTCCAAGATTTCCACAGTTACAAACAACAAGACGACAAATAATAATAACAAATTCAATTTAAATTTCTTTCTTAATACTCAATGTAAGGATGCTATGTCTATTCAATCCTTTATGGAGAACCTTAAATTAGGTTGTAAGGAACTGGAACATATGGGAGATGTTGGATACTTGAATGGAATGATTGATATTTTCAATAACACTATTGGAAACATGGACGTTTATAAAAGACCCTTACATTGTACTGATCTAAAACGTGAGGTTCTCTACTTTAAACAGGGAAATGATTGGGAAAAGGACAGTGAAGATAAAAAGCACTTGAAAAAGCTAATAAAAAATGTCGAATCAAAGAACTATGATAATTTACAGGAATGGCAAAAGGACCATCCAGGTTCTCTACAATGTGATTCTAGGGATAGTGAACATTATATGAAAATAGCCACGGAAGCCCTTGGCGGAGCCGATAGTAACAAAGATTCTATATATTTAACGAAAATAATGAAACATATAGTAAAGGATGTCCACGTCAAACCATAAGTGGTACAATATTTCATTTATAGGTTCTCTATAAATGAAAATTACCGTAAGAGTGTTGTGTTTCTTTAAGTTCTTTGATAATATATATTGTTGTTTTTTTTCTCGGGAAAAGTCGAAACGAATTTTCAAAAATGGACATTTTTAAAAATGTCCAAAAGTGAGATTTCAGAAATAGTTTTTCAGGAGAAAACTAGATTTTCCTTATGCAGTGAACAGGTTTAGTTATGATTTCGTATTAAAATATACGTTAGCATATTATTTTTTTATTATGATTCAGTCAGTATTTTATTATGTTACAATAATTTAGGAGAATGACAACCAAAAAAAACGAGAAAACCGAGAAAAACGAGTCAATTTACATATGTGAAAAATGTAAATTTAAATGCAGCTATATAAGTGATTTTAATAGACACTGTTTAACTGCAAAACATATAAATACAACAAATACAACAAAAATACAACATAAAAAACATAAAAAACAGTTTAACTGTGAATGTGGTAAAGAATACACTCATCGTGCATCATTATTTAACCATAAGAAGAAATGTTCATTTGTAAATGAACCAGAAATGAAACAACAACACATTACAGAAGAAACCACAATAGATGAGACAGTCCAGTCAAATGATTTAATACCACAGGATAGTATTGTTAATAATTTGATGAAGCAAAATGAACATCTACATAAACTCATTATAAATCGGGACGAGGAACAAAGAAAACGTCATGAAGAACATAAGGAAGAACAAAGAAAACGCGACGAAGAACATAAGAAAGAAAAGGAAGAACAAAGAAAACGTGACGAAGAACATAAGAAAGAAATTGAAAAGTTATCCGAGCAAATATCAAAAATATCAACAGTTACAAACAACAAGACGACAAATAATAATAACAAATTCAATTTAAATTTCTTTCTTAATACTCAATGTAAGGATGCTATGTCTATACAATCCTTTATGGAGAACCTTAAATTAGGTTGTAAGGAACTGGAACATATGGGAGATGTTGGGTATTTAAATGGAATGATTGATATTTTCAATAACACTATAGGAAACATGGACGTTTACAAGCGACCCTTGCATTGTACGGATCTGA